ACTCATGCGCTGGCATCATCCCAACGGCGTGCAGCTACATGCCTCCCTGATTGCACCAACTTGGTGCGGAATGGTGCAGAAAAACAATTACATAATTAATAAAAACAATATATTGAGAATAAAAGCTATCTTCCTTTACGGAAGCGATACTATCTAATCATTTTAATATGTAACGAACATCCTGCACCAAACAGCTTGGTGCAGACGGCAAAAAGCGTCTTCCCAACGCCTCAAAAAAGTGAGCATCGGTATGCTGTGTGAATGCGAAAAACCCCCTCTCGGTTCGCGCCGGGAGGGTTTTTTTTTGTGTCTTCAATCCGGCTTTTTCGCCACGAATCGGATCTCATCCCGGTGCTCAGGCAGCCACCGGCATTTGTTCAGGCACCACCACGGCGTGATGATGAACCGACCATCGGCTTTTGCCTTTCTGTCGGGATGTGCCCCCGACACGGCACAATCCAGAGAACACAGCATCAGGGCTTGAACGCGCTCACCGTGTGGGCAACGCAAGTTTTCCTCTTCTTCGGGCATGGGTAGTGGCATGGCCTTCCTCCTTTTTTCTAAAGAGTCTAGCCATGCCTATGATTTTTGCAACGGCTATGGTTCCACGGGCCACGGACAGGCCGGGTCATCCGGTCCATTCCACGGAAAGCCCGGTTGTTGCGGCAAATCGCGGAGAGCTTGCCGATAGACCTTGATCTCTTCAAACTTGTCTTGTGAAATCGGATAGTCCGGCATGACAAGGTAATCAGTCTCAGCAATACGTCTATCACGCTCGGCGCGTACGCGAGCCGCGAGATCTTCTACTGTCGGTACGGGCGGGACGTATGCCTGCTCTTCCGTCACCATGTCCGGATGCGCTTTTGCGTAAGCATCGACATCAGCCCACTGCGGGGCAAAAGCGTCGCGGATCTCTTCGGGGACGCTACCGTCCTTGGGGTTGGGGATGCACAGTTTACCAACGACATACGACCGAGTTTCAGTTCGATAGATGATTTTTCCGTAATCTTTCATCTTATGCGCTCCTGAAGGCTAATCCGTCCATAAAAGAACCCTCCGGCCACCCCATCTGCACCGGAGAAAAAGTTGTACCACCTGGGCTTTCGCCGACCACTTGGTCATAAAATTTAGTGGAATCATAAATAGTAAAACTATATTTCCATGTACCGTAATTCGGTAACGTATACGTTGTCCGCGCGATGATCATATCCATTCCCGTCAACGCATTCGCGCTTCCTGCGGTATCTGCGTATCCGGCGCTATCAGCTTTTCCGTGCACCGCCCTACCGTCAAGATAGAGCTCACCGCTATCCGGGGAGTAGCGCATAGCATAGCCCGCATTGGAGACATTTCCGGAAAAGACTATCAGTCTAACATTATCAGCAAATAACCGACTAATTCGGACATCGCTCGTCAAAACCAAGTCGTGTGACGACAACGTATACCGCGTTCCGTCTTCTGAGACGTAAACGCCAAGCGAAGAGATCAACCCGTTACTGTTTCGAGCATACATCTGAGAAACTTTAAGGTTCCCCGTACTATGTACAAAATCATGGCCTCCCATGATATTGCCATTTTTATCGAGATTGTACAGCCCAAGCTCTTGTTCCGTAGCTGGCGCGGCATTGATGAGATCAAGCATATTCTTGATCGAAAGATTGCCGGTCACCGTCCCGCCGGACAGGGGCAATTTGGACTGTGCGGCATCGTATGCAGTCTTGACAGCAGTTGCCGATGCAGCCGTCGTCGAATCTGTCGAGCTCACGCTGTCGGTTAGCTTCGCCGCGAGAGTCACGTCAGCGGAGAGCGGCCCGCCGCCAGTGAGCCCCGTTCCGGCGATGACCCGCCGCGAATCTGGAACAAAGTCGCCGGAGACAAAAGATGCAAGCGAAACCCAGTACGCGCGGTTTGCTTGCTGTGCAGGGTCTTTTGCTCCAGTTCCCGATACATCTGGCCCGGAAGGTTGCAACGCGATGTACTCGACATCATCACTTCCTTTGACATGAGAGCCCGCGATATAGTTCAGCGTAGCTTGCCACGGGTAGACGCATCCGGATTGTTGGAAAAAGGCGTGTTGACCAAGCAAGTTGAAAAGCGCGTTCATCCACGCTCTTTCAACCATGACGCCGCCCGCGTCCGGGTCGACCTGCGTGATGAACGGAAAGAGATCCCGGAAAGAAGGAATACCTTGACCTGTCGGGGTCGTCTCAGGGATCTGCACGGTATCCGCTGCATATCCCAAGACGTTGGGCATGATGCTAGGAGTCGAAGGAATAGGCATCTACAGGGCCTCCATACGGCTGAAAAACGCCGTTGTTGAAATTCTGACCGCCGGATCCGGCGAAACCGAAGGTATGTTTCGGGATGACTTGATAGACGTCATAGCCGACGCCCGCAGGCTTTGGGGGAACGTCATCGCGCAGGAGAAGCGCACGCTCGTATGGCTGGAGCTTGAAGCCGATAACGTAGCGTATTTTCATCGTTCCGACATGCACGACGGCAATATGACCGCGATCCGAGAAAAGCCAATGAACGATCTTGTTCAAATCTAGGAGGCTGCCGTCGGTGATGTTCGAAGCTGCTTTCATCCAGATCAAAAGATGATATGCGTTATCTTGAAGTATGAACGTGTTCGATTTGCTCTCATATGCAAAAGGACCGTGCCCAAAGTTGCTGAGGTTTGAACCGGAGAAACCGAACGGCTTGATGTCCGTCGCCTCTACTTCAAGCGTACGCGGAATGGCGACGATGCGTCCCCACACGTCAAGCCCCCATCCGAATGCCGTTTCTGGGTCAAAGACGGACTCATAGAACGCCGCAATATCCGCCGTGGGCTCAATGACGGCATTCATCGATTCGATGAGCGCCAGCAGCCGTTCAGAGTTGTCGTACTGCGAAAGTATCGTTTCGCGCCAGTTATCCACGGCCCGACCTCGTTTCGATGATAGTTACAGTGACGTTATCGGAGACGAGCGTGGGGGCTTCATCTATATTGATGGTGATGTAGTCGCCCCATGTTGGTGGGGAGCCTTCGCCGACGGGCGCCGCGATTTCGATACTCACCAAGTCGGTGACACCCGTTCCGAGCACGGCTGAATAAAAGCGGCTTGCATACACGGTATCCCCGATATGAACGCGCTGGCCCGTATTTCCGCAGGCATCAGCGGTTTCTCCGTAGAATTCGGCGACAACGGCGGTTTTGATGAGTTCTTCGACGTTGCTCGGCATTGAGGCATTTTTGCGGATAGTCACCTGAATGCCCACCGGGAGCGATTCCGGGCGCTCAAAGAGTACCGTCTCGACCGCTCCGGTTACCGGATCGGTCACAGTGACGCTGGTGTTGCCGTTGTAATCACATCCGGCTGAACAACGGGCGTAAATGGCCTCAGCAATATCACTATCCGTCGCGCTGCCGACGACCGCAACATAGATTGAGTGCGGCTTGAGCGTGACGCCCTGCACTTCAAGCGGTGCGCTGGTTTTGTTCTCGCGCACACAGACATCAAGCACGCCATCCAGATCGCCGACGTTGGCATAGACGGCGGCGGAAACGCTCCGGGCGTTTTTCGCGACGCTGGCGTAGCGCCGGGACTCGAACGAGGCCCGGCTCTCGACGTTTTGCCCGGTGATCCCATCGGATTCATTAAAAACGGTATCCCACCCCGGGATTGTACGCACGATGGACGTCACGGTTCCACGCCGGATTTCAATCGGCCCCGGAACCTGACAGGCGAACTCCAAAACGATGCTGCCGGACTGCGGGATCGTGCCTCCTGTCTGGCAGATCAAAACATTCCCGTCCGCATCTTTCGCGAGCGCCGGGGCGTCGCTGCCGATGCCGGGGATGACGGTGCCGGGAAGCCCCGTACAGGTACAGGGGACGACCGTGGAGCGTGCGGGCTGCCGGGTCAGAAAGTAAATCTTGGCGAGCGCGTCTTGATAGATACCCTCCGCAGTCTCGGGGTTGAACATGTTTGCGAGAAACAGGAGCTGGCTGTTCTTGTCCTGCACGATGGCCGTTTCGGATGTGATGAGCTGTCCCTGCGGCGTGGCCGGATCCGGGTTCAGCCGATTGTCGAATGCCGCCTGCCAATTCGTTTCGACAGCGTCCCGGACGGTCGCGGTATCGGGTACGACCGGGCCGTTTTCGGTAAAATCGATGCTAGACTGCGACATCTGCGGTTTCCCCCGTTTCCGTGGTGATGCGGATCGTCCCGCTCAAGATACGTTTTTCAAGCCGAGAAAGCTGCGTATCAGCCTGCGCTACGCCGGGGACTTCAAGCGCACGGGCATTCGAGCGCGCCCGCACGAGCTCGGCGGGAGGGAGGGAACCAAGCTCGCGCATGAAGTACGGGATTCCGTCTTGCTGCGCGTAGTACGGTTCTCCTTGGAATGTGCGTACATACGATGCGACATCCTGCACGATGCGCATAGTCCCCCCTGCCGAAGCAAGATTGCCCCCTACGGAGAGCGTCAAATCCCACTGTCCATCAAGACGTAATGATAGGAGCCCCGAATCTACCACTTCGGCAGTTGCTTGCACTTCATCACGAATATTAGACAGCGCGCGGATATTCAGAACCGCTCGGAAATTCATAAAGCCCCTTCTTCCGCTTTTACAGATTCGGCAAGCCGAGCCTGCGCAGCGGCGACAAGCGTCGCTATGTCCCGCCATTCTCCATCGCCACAGAGCACGTAGGTGGCTTGCCCGGCGGCTGCGGGCGGTACGAGTCCAGACGTTCCGGCGGTCGATGCCGTCGCGCCCTCGTATTCGGGGACGGAGATGATGCCGTTGTTGACAGTGAGGCCGTCACCGATGCGTGAAGACGACACAATTTCTGACCAAGACGACCAATCATTACTCGCTATGCGATACTGCCTGAGGAACATACGTTCTCTTGCTGATGAATAGGCATATACTATCTGATACAAATTCTTTGTGAATGCTTCTTTTTTACTGTAAAAAACTTGCAGGAAGGCAGCACTTCCAACGATTGGGCCATTCACGCCGCCTGTTGCGTTTATTAAGTAAAATCCTGCTTCGGTAACTGTATTGTAGTCTACATTATTCCCAAGTTCTCGTGCTGCCCCGATCTGCCCCCGCGCGCTCGCCAGATCCCCGAGATCCCCCCCAATCGCCACGTCCTTCGCGGTGATCACGCCGCCCGCGTCGGACTGCGTGGTCTTCCCGTCGACAAGGTTTGAGGCTTGAGCTCGCTCGATCGCCTCGTTTGCAGTGATCTGTGCAGCTATTGCGGTAGACTGTGCTGCGTCTGCGGCTCCCTGCACTTGCTGAAAGAACCGTGTGGTTTGTCGCTCGAATTCGCTGCCGGACAGCGGTCCTGTAGGCGGCTGGTACTGAAAATCAGGCATAACACCCCCCCGTTACTGTGGTTGTCCGGATATGCCGGAACCGGGCTCGACCCCGGTATGAACATGGTTTTCCAAGACCTTACCGTTGCTCTCAACCGTCCCTCCCGCGTTCATGAGTCCGCCGGAGAACCGGGCCGGGCCGCCGTCACCCTGCGCCGTGCCCGTCCACGTCAAGGATCCGTTGATGCGCACGTCGGCGTTGATGGTGAGGCCATTTTCCGCCGTCAGGACGGAAGTTTCCCCGTGCATCGTCAGTTTGGCCACTCCTTCTATGGTGACGCCCTCGTCGTTGACCAGCACATAGCGTTCCGGCGCGGCGTTTAAAAAGCCTCCGAGATAGAAGCCGTCGCCTTTGCTCATGGCGCGGGCTGACCCCGGATTGACGTTTCCATCCTTCCCCCGGCTTTCCTTGAGCGATTCCGTGTCGCGCATGGCGTAGACGGCGAGGCCAATGTCACCCGGCTGCGGGTCGATGACGAGGGCGTTTTTTCCGCCCTGAATGCGCAGGTAGGGAAGCTTGAAGAGCACGCTCTGCTCCTGCGCCTTCTGTTCGCCCGTCACCAAGTTGATGAGGGGTTGCACGTCGACGAAGCCCACCGGGGAGACGCCCGAGCCGGAGACGGCGACCACGCGAACGGGTTCCGCCGTTGCGATGCGTCCGAGCATCTGGCTGATCATGAAGTCCTGCGCGTTGTACTCGCTGGAATTTGTCGAGAGGCCGCGTTGTCCCTGCATTATTTCTTGTCCTTCTTCGGCTTCGCGCCGGGATAGCTTGCCTTGACCTGACTCACCCACTGCGTTGCGCCGGGATAGCCTGCCTGCAATTTGTGGCTCAGGCTCACGACCTGCCAGAGGCCTGATGCGCGAGGGACGATGCTCTCGATGCGCACCGGGCCGCCAAGCTGGAGCTTCGGCTCGTAGATGCCTTTCACCGTCACGCCCTCGTTATCGAAGCTCGGATAGCCAATCATGCCGCTTTTCGCGGACCAGAGGGGCGTCGAGCCGCCGTCATCGCTGCGAAGCGTCGCAAGCGGGGAGATGACCATCTCGCCATCGTCCACGATGAGGTCAATACGGGCATCGTGGGCAAGCTGCTGCGCCTGTTCCATCGGGCCCCCGACGATGGCGACATTGCGAATGGAAACGGACACGCCCCTGTTGACGAAAGCGAGCCCCATTTGCTTCGCGAGCCCCTGCATGAGCGTGGCAACGTCCTGCGCACCCTGCGCCGTCAACGGCGGCACGGGCGTGATGCTGGCGACGTATCCCGTGATGCACTCAATATCGAAAGAGGGATCAGGGGCGGAATTGAAGTTCGGAACGGCGCTCACGATGTCGCCGGAAAATGCTAGCGACATCCCATGCTCTTCATCGCCCGCGTACACGGCAATGCGGTTTTTCGACGCCTGCAACGGCTTGAACGCCAGCGTCGTCAGCGTTTCCATATCGGCAAGAGGCAGGTTGAAGATACGGACTTTGGCCTTGTTCTTCTCTTTCCCGCCGGGCTTCTGGATGTCCACATCCATGCCGAGCCGGATGATCTTGGTGTTCGCACCTTGCCCGGTAACCGTGTTGAAGCCGCCCTTGGCGAGCGTGATGTGCGCTTCAAGCAGCTTTTGGGTGAAGCTCGTGTTCACAGCGTTTCCCCTTCTTCGACATAAACGAGCTGGAATCGGTCGCCGAGGCCCGACCAGTGCGGATCCTCTTTGCCTTGCATATCGACAAAGTAGAGCTGCCCCCGGAAGGCGAGATAGTCGTACAGCTTCAAGCCGACGAGGTTACGGCAGATGACCCCAGACCAGATGACCGTCTGGTCGACAGCAAGGTCGCAGTACAGGTTCACGCCTCGGGAGATGAACCGGAGGGTGCAGTTCTGTTCCCCAAGCACAATCTGGAGGCTCTGGTTCGGCTCCTGTCGGAGCGGTACGGTCATCATCCGAAAATCCCCTCGCCTAGCTTTTTCAGTGTGCTTTTTTGCGTCGTCTGCCCCTGTTGTTTCCCGGCATCCGTGGTGCTTGCGTCGGTCGGATTCTTTGCCTGCGCCTTACTGATTGGCTTTATCGTTTCGTTGCTGTACTGCGGCTCGACCTGCCGGATCTCTTGCAGCATGAGCCCCACAAGCAGCCTGTCCACGCCGTTTTCAGCCTTGCGGTCGTAGTCGTAGGAGACGAGGTTGTAGTCGAGAAACGTCTTTTCCGGGGTAACGATGCTCACGAGATCGGTACTTTCCGCCAGCTTGTCCAGCGCCTCCAGAAAAGCCGCAAGCTCGTCGCTCTTCCCAGTGCGGCCCAGCACGACCGACACCGCCGTGGGAGAAGCGACCTTGTTGTAATCCGCGAAACTCCCTTTCTCGACGGGGTTGGAACCGATTTTGTTCTCGGCCTTGATCGAGCAGGAAAAGAACGTGTCGAAGTCGAGGGCCTTGGCGCCGTCTTTATCGAAAATCGACCAGTTGCCGGGCTGTCCCGGCGGGAGCGCGCCGAATGCCATGTCAGTACCCGAATGCGCTGTCTGCCTGCGCGGTCTGATTACGAAGTGCCGGAACCACTCCTTCGGCCATCCCCTCCGCATCCGTAGCCTGCGTGTAGACCTTGACCTCACCCACATTGGTGGTTGACGTCATCTGACGAGAATTGTTGACGTTGCTCACGTTTCCCGGACGCGCATCCCCGGCGCGCACCTGCGGCGGCAGAATAGACGGGCGGACATCACCAACCCGCATCGAATCGGCGACGCCGCCGGGCTTGGCCTCGGCCTTCGTTTCTTCCGGGCGCGAAGACTCATCGCCGCCGAGCCAATCCTTGATCCAGTCGGGAAGCAAGTTGTAGAGCTTCTGGGCTACCCAATTCAGCATTTCGACAAGCACATCGTTGATTTTGGAGATGCCTCCCCAGATCGTTTTGAGGGCTTCAATAACGCCTTTTCCGTCCAGCGTAAGGACGGAGTTGAAGAGCTTGGCGACCCCTGAAAGCGCATCCCAGACGCCCCCGAGGATACTTTTGATGCCTTCCCAAATAGCCTTGAAACGAGCCCCGATTTCGTCGCCGGTTCCAAACACCGACCAGAGCCCGGAAAGTGCGGATTCTCCGCCGTTGATGTAGGTAATGAGATCGTCGATAACCAACGCAACCGCACCTACTATTGCGATCAGCGGCGTAAACGGCGCAATCGCAGCCCATGCCGCCGTCGCCATCGCGCTCAACGCCGGGAGCATGAGCGTCGTAATGACCCCGGCTAACGCCGTAAAGAAGACGATCACGAACTGCTTGTTTTCTTTCACCCACCCGAGGAGATCGCCGAGCAGGTTCGTCAAAAACGTGATCGCAGGGGAGACGGTGCTGGCGAAAAGGGCTGAGATGGCCTCCCATGCGTCATTGAGCCGCTGCTGCGCCTCCCGTTGCTTCTTCGCGTTTTCGATGTCCTGCTTGCTGTAGATGGCTTGAGCCTTCTGGACTTTCAGAAGCTCCTCAATCCCTTTGCGGCCCTTGAGGATGAGCGGGATAGTTTTTTCGTCGAAGCCGATCTGCGTGAGGATCGAGGTCGCCTTCTGGCGGTCGATTTTTGACGTGGCGTCGGAAAGCCGAAGAAGCCCTTCTTCAAAGGAAACGGCCTTCCCTTTCGCATCCGTGAAGCTCACCCCCAGGTCTTTGGTCGCGTCCTTAAGCGGCCCGGAGTCGTGCAAAATGAGATCCTGCATCCAGTCGCCCAGATCCATAAACCGAGTCGAAAGTTCCTCGGCGTCAACCCCGGCGGCGGCTGCCGTCCGTTGCCATGCCTGCCAGTCTTCAATGCTCATGCCGAGCGCGTCCGAAGTCTTCTCGATAGCCTGAGCCTGCTCGTAATACTGCGCTATGGAGCTTTTCAGGATGGAGACGCCGCCGATGACGGCGAGGGCCTGCGCTGCCACGCTCTTGAGCCGTTCAAAGCCAAACGCGCCTTTGTCCGCCGCGTCTTCCAGCGAAACGCCCAGTTTTTTCGCTGCATCATCAAGGGCCTCAAGACGTTCTTTTGCCGCTCCGGTGCGGATAAGCTCCTCGCGCATCCGCTGATACTCTTTCGTCACCTCGCTGATTTCGCGGCCTTTTTGCACGGCTTCCTCGAAGGCGGCTTGCAACGAAGAGGCGACATCGGCAGACTGGCCAAGACCTTGGGCCCCCTTGACGCCTGCGTCATATGTCGCGCGCCCCGCGTCAACGGCTGCGGCCTGCACGCCGTCCAGCCGCTCCTGTGCGGCCTGCACCTGCGCTTTAAAATCCCCTGCTTTCAGCAAGAGGCTGACGACGAGTTCACCTGCGTTCATGTATTTTGCTCCAGAGGCGTTGATTATGTCCGTCCACGGCGATGATTTCCATCAGCTCGTAGGCATCGGACAGGCCGTACACGGTCTGCATCTCGTGCAGCGTCGCGAGGTTCCGGCTTACCGGGATGCCGACGCATCCGGGGAGGTTTGCGTAGTCCCGGAGCCCGAAGGGTTGAGGATCTGCGACAGGCGGGAGGTCAAGCCCTCGCCGCCATGCAAAAAATCCAGACAGACTGCGATGGCCTCCCAACGCAAACGATAGATCGTGCCCACGTCCTCGACATGGGCGTCGAGGTTTTGCGGAGTAAGCCTGATGGCATCATCGGGCTTGTGGGGGTTCGGGACGCGATAGATCTGCCCGAGAAGCTCGTCATAGAGCGGTTCGGCCTGTTCCCACCGGAGTCCTGAGAGCCCCCGGAGCCCGGCGGAAAGCAGCGCGGCGGTGTTCGATGACGCTGAAAGCGTTCGGATGTCGGCGGGCATCTCGGAACCGAAGACGGCGAGCAGCGCACGGGCGGCCCATTTTTCCAGCTTGGTGACGGGCATTTCCTTGACCTTGAAGGTCTTCCCGGCGTCGCGGCCCTTGTCGATGGCAATGAGCTTTTCGTTGAGCATGACGGCCTCCACGGTTTAAAGCGGACTCGCGGTCCACTGGTCAAAGGTGATGACGAAGGCGCTCGCCTGCAAGGTCTGAGCGGCGTTGGGGCTGGACTGTACGGAGGTGAGGCCGCCCCGTTTCCCGGTGATCTTCCGGTTGATGCTCGGCATGGCGAACTCGGCATTGCAGAGCATCACTTCCCGGGCGGTTTCCTGATACGTGGCCCAATCTTCCATGATTTGGCGGCTCGGACTGTCCGCCGCGAGAGTGATTGTGACTTCCTTGTTTGTCGGAACCCACCCAAAAGAGGTATGCCCGTCAACGCCCTTTTCCGCGACGACTGGGGTATTCGTGGCGACGCTGACCATCGCGTCGGTGCTGAACCCCTCGATCTGCACGGGACTGTCGTAGAGCCCGGGAACCGTCAGGAAAAGCGTGCAATTTGCCGCTGTAATCGTCATGTTGCCGAAGTTGTCAGCCATGTTTTACCTCATCACTGAATGGCCGTGGCGGGCATGACGATTTGCTGCACGCTGCCGCCGTCCATGTAGTAGAATTTGCATTCGGGGGACTGGCGCTGTCCGCGCACGGTCGCGCCGGGGTCCTTGACCTGCATATACCAGCCCTGCGTTTCAAGCGTCTGGGAAACGTCCAGCCCGATTTCCGCGAGGAGCTGCACCTTTTGGGTGTTCGAGAGGGTCACGCCCGTGCGGATAGCCCCGAAGTCGAGAAACCGCGTGATGGTGTCGAGGCAGGCCGTGCGGATCATGCCGTAGCCGCTCTCGTTGTAGGGGATGCACTTTACGGCCTTGAACAGATCAAGGAGGTTAAGCTGGAGGCCGTCTTTGATGGCGATGGCGTCAAGGTAGGTGTCGAGCCAGCCCCATTTGCCGGAAACCTGCCCATTCTGGAAAAACTTGAACTGGCTGGAGGCCGTGGCGAAGTCCGCATAGCAGTTGTAGCCATTGGCGATCAGCGCATCATAGTTCTCGTCGTTGTCGCAGGTTACGGCAAGCCCTTCGCCCTGCTTGAAGGCGAATGTGAGCCGTCCGTTCGTCTCTTCAAAGTTGATGGAGGCCGCCGTGCCCATGACCCACGCGGCGAGCTCAGGCGTGTTGAACACGGGAACCGTACCGTCGAGTTCGAGCACCTTGGCGATCTGATACCCCGCCGAGGCCGTGGAACCCGCGACCTGCGCGGCGTTGTCGGTATCCCACATCACATAGGCGAAACGGGTGTCATATCCGGCGCACCATTGTGCGAGCGCGATCTTGTCGTCAAGCTCTGGCTCCCATACCGTGGAGAACGTCACCCAGTCACGGGCATACATGAGCACGTTGGTCATGCAGTCGGGGAGCGTCTGCGCGGCCATGCCTACGGACTGGACGGCCCCGGACTGTTCGGTGAGCAGAAGCAGTGCGCCGAGGTCGGTCCCGGCTTCCGGCGGCGTCGGAAAGGCCACGGCGGAACTTGCCCCGGTCGTCGGGCTGTCGATCTGGAACGCCCCAGTCTGGCTGGAGTACGTCACCTTTGCCCCGGTCGCGCCCGCCGTCGTGAGCGCGGTCTGGATCGCCTCCGCAACCTGCGAGAAGCTGGTCGCAGCGGACAAATCCACGGAGGAAAGCGTGTGCGGCGTGTTGTCGATGGAAATGACCATCGCGCCGTTGGTGACGGCCTGCAACACGGCGAGATTGTCCGTATACTTCGCACCGCGCAGCCATGCGCCCACGGACTCGCCGTTGTACCGGGCAAAGAAAATCTTGTCCGGGAGGCTCGTCGTATTCACGTAGCCGGAAAAGTACATGGAAGCCATGCTTGCCTCTTCCGAAAGCGATCCAAAGTAATTCGCCACAGCCTGCGCGCTGGCGAACTGCACGACCCGGCCTGCGGGCAAAAGCTCGGACTGCGAAAGGATGAGCCCGGCGAAGGTCAGGCCCGGCGTGCCGCCCTCGATGATGCGGGGGATGATTTGAACCAGTTTGTCGGCATTGACGCTCATTGCGCCCTCCTGTGTTTGCTATGCCAGCGGATGCACGGAAAGTTCCGCGTCGGTAAAAGTATCCATCTCAACGTGTTCAACCCGGTTTGCCTGAACCAGCACGTTGAGCATGAAGCGGGGGTTGTACTGCTCGTCCCCTTCCGCCTGTGTCATATCCTGCGGGTCTTCGACGTACAGGGGGGCGATCCCGTAGGTCCGGAGGAAGCGGCACCCGACGCCGTCGCGTAGGAGCGTTGCGAGCGTCTGGGCACGGTCGGCGGCGGTCGGGCCGTAGACGTCAAGCTGGACACGGCGGCGCTGCGGCTGCACGATGGCCTCCCCGCCGCACTCGGTCTGGTGCAGGTTCGTCGAGAGGCGCGTCATGGTCATCGGGGTGACGAGCACGTAGCTTTTCGTCTTCGGCTTGCTCACGCGGTTGACGTAGCCGCGTACAACAACGGCGGAATCGCCGAGGTAACGCTTACAAAAATCGCCGAGGGCCTGCACGAGGATGCCGTCACTCATCGTCTCCCCCTTTGGGCGGTTCCGTGGCCCCGACTTCCGGCGGCGCGGTTTCCCGGAGCTTCACGCACCGGATTTTCGTCCAGCCTGCCGTGGGATTCCAGCGCTCCAGAACTTGATCTACCTGCCACTCGGCGCCATCCCAGTAGAGAAGATCGCCGCCCTGCTCCGCCGGACGATCAAGGGCCGACCAGTCCCCTGAAAGATAAAAGTCGTGCCAGATCGTGTTCTGGCGCTGCTGCACGAGGAATTGCAGCGTCTTGTCGGCGACAGGCTGAGGCTGCGCCATGACTTCAACGGCGGGGGCCCATGCCGGGACCTGCTCATACTGCGCGGTTATGGTGAAGCCTGTGGAGACGAGAATCACGACCGACTGGAAAGGGTTCACGATGCTGATAAGCGGACGCACAAGTTCATGGAGATTCATCTTTTGACTACCTCGTAATCGATGGACTTGAGCAGGCTTCCGGAATCGATGAGCGTCCCCTTTCCCGCGCCCTTGGCGTTCTTGCGGCGCTTGGTGGATTCGGCGTTGTCCGGGGGCATATTGCTCTTGATCGTTGCTTGAATGTCGTCTGCCATGCGGCGTCCCACAAGCCGCATCGCCTCTTTCGGCGTCCGTCCGGCTTCCAACGCTTCCGCGAGGTTATCGCACCATGCGTCTGCCTTGGCATCGAGCGTTGAGCGCAGGAAAGGCCGGGAGGGGATGGTGACGGTGTGGGCTTTGACCGACGCATCCTGCGCAAAATCACTTTTGCCCTTCTTCACGAACCGATTCCCGACGCTGCCGTCACGCTTCCGCTTGAAGTACAAGGTTTGCGTCCGCTCAGGAATTTCGATTGTTGCGCCGTATTCGTTGTACGCCGCATACTCCGCGACGGGAGTACCACCTTCGCCCCGCGTCGCATTTTCGAGCACCCCGGCCTTCACGACGATATCGGGGGTAATGTACCGCTTGAGCAGCTTTTCGAGTTCTCCGGACACCATTACCCCCACGGATGCCAATACCGGGCGGCATAGTAGCGCCCGCCTACTGCATAGGGCTGGATGGCCTGCCAAAACGTCTGTCCGCACGGTGTCTGGTTGTAGAACGCCTTCCCCGTCGCCGTGGGCATGGAGAAGCTGATGCTGACAGTCCCCTCCGTCGCCGAAGCTACCGGCCCGGCCTGTCCCATTGGCCACAAGGCCAGCGTCGCCAGATGGCAGACGAGGAGATACAGAAGCGTCTTGCGGATCATGATGCCGTGGGCCGGATCATAAGGAACCGGGGATGAGCTTGTGTTGTCCAAGAGCAGACAGGCGACGTCGAACGCCTGCCGAAGCTGTGCATCGGTCAGGAGGGGCTGCCCGGTCTTCGGATCGACGAAGCGCGGATAGGCCTCCCGGAACTCCTGCGGGTCAAAGACAACAACAGCCACGGGTTAGAACCCCGCCTTGCTCTGGAGCGGTTCGGTCTGCGCCTTGGGGTCGTTCTCCACATCCACGGGCTCCAGCCCGTTGCGCAGTTCCGCCCTTTCGTCGGCCTCGTCCACGGCGTCGGCCTTGCGCGCCTGCGCGAAGATAAGCCCGGACTTGAAGATTTCCATGTGCGGGCCATAGGTCTTTTCAATGTATGCCCAATCGTCGGCGTTCACCCGCGTCAGCCCAAACGCGCCCACGGGCAGCACGCCCTTTTCCTTTCCGCGCAGGCTGGCGGCGTTGCCTTCGATGAGCACTTTGCGTCCGTCGGGCATGGGGAACGTGATCCCGGTCGTCCGGTTCAGGGCGACCATTACGGTATCCATCTTCGTCGCCTGCGTTGTTTCCGGGGCGGTATTCTTTTTGGGTCTGGCCATATCTCTGTATCCCTCCGTTGTTTTGGTCATCATGGCAAAAGAGCCGGGACGAAATCACCGTGAACAAAGTTCGGCTATGCAGCACGGCGAAGGCGGTACTTGCCCAGCATGTTCAGGTCGTTTTTCAGGGCCAGCCGGAAGGCTTCGAGCACGTCGACGTGGTACGCCTTCACGCTCCCGAAACGGCTGTCCTCGATTTCCCGGATTTCGTAATCCATACGGCGGGACATATCGGAAAGCTTGCGTCCCGCGACGGAGTACGCGGCTGGCGTATCTGCGAAGATGTCAAGGAACCACGGGATGCCCTTCACGGACTTGTAGTCCCTGCCCCGCCCAAGTTCGTTCTCAAGAGCCGCAGCCTTGCGTACGGCTGCGGAAGCGGTGGCCATTGCGGTGGCCTCGCGGCGTGAACCAATTTCGGCCTTGGTGCGGATTGCCTCGTCGCGCTCGGCTTCGATGCGCCTGATGGTGTCCTGCGCGACCAGCACGGCGCGGGCAAGGATGGCTTCGGGGGTATCGTCCGGCTTGGCTATCAGGTAGCCGCCCGTCTTACGGATGGAGGGGATGACCTCATGCGTCACCCACCGCTTGAACGCCTTGGCTTCGGGCTTGCGGGAACGCAGGATGAGGGAATACAGGCCCGGTTCGGAAATAATTGTCATTTCCTGCTTTCCACCGGGGGTGTCCATACTATGGACGCCCTTTTCATCCTCATCCAGAAGTGCAAGGCTTGAACGAGGGTTGCCCATTTCAAGAATATCGCACACGTCTTTCGCCACGAACCATGGTTGCACCTTGCGCTCAACAACGCGAAGGGAACCGAACTTTTCATGCTCGAAAAGAGCTAAGGGGGAATTTTCCATCGCTGCACCTCCATAGTATTTTGGAGATGATGCAGCATGGGAGGAGATGGGCACACCGTGAACAAGGTTCGTGCAGGCAAAAGAAAAGCCCCTTTCGGGGCGGAGGGCGGCGGCGGTGGATTTTTGGAACGGCCTATGCCATGATAGCCTCATCTATAATAAGGGGGATGATGTATGGCTACCTACATCAAATTTCTGGCAGGGGACTACGGGAAAGAAGAATATATTTACATTAAAAATAAAAACCAGTTGCGTTGCTCTTCAAAAATGTTTGGAGCAAAGGAACTTTTTCTTTCCAGTATTGCCTCTTGCGAAGTAGCCAATGAAGAATCGGTCAAAAAGCTCGGCGGAACTTTGGGAGGCGCACTTGTCGGCGGCGTCTTGCTTGGAGGCATCGGAGCGGTTGCGGGTGCGGTAGCTGGAGGCAAGACGACTGAGTCTACCGTCATTATTGAGTTCAAAAATGGAAATAAGGCATTGGCAAAGGTGAATAGCCCCATGATGGAGGTTATCCGCGCACACCTTTTTGATGAACAATTGGCCCAAGAGCGTGGAAAACCAACCCCATTTGCACAGCAAAACAAAAAAAAGCCAAGCAAAGCAAAAAAATTACTGGTTCTATTCGTTTGCTTGGTAGTTGCAGGGGCATGGCTCAACTCAAGGCACCCAGAAGGAATCGCGCCCCAAAATACCAATTCCACAAATAGAGCAAAAAACTTAAGCCCTGACTGTGAAAAAATTAAAACAGTCAAAGACTGGGAGCAAGCCGATACCTTCTGGCGCATTGGGCACGAAGAGTGCCGACCAAAGGCCCCCGAATACAATTATACATGGACGCAGAAAGACATTGAGACTTTCATAAAGAAATCCTTACCTACGTACTCCAAACTTGGGGGCTATAAACTGGTTTTTGAAAAAAATTCAAAGAATTGGTGCGCAATAGCTTTGGTTTTCCCCAGTCCTCTTAACGAAATGGATACCCGCAGAATTTCAAATTCGGGTATCCGTGCGTTGGAAAACTTTTTTGATGCGAATGGAGCCGTAAAAATTGTTACGGCCCGCGCTTATGGAAAAGGACAAAAAGGGGATATGATCTCAATGAAAATTCCCGGAAAAGAGTCTGTCCATGAATATGTTCCCAATTATCTAAAAGAGTTACAGAAATAACCTCAATACATGATTTTTTAAGGGGGAGTGCAATGGATTTTTCGGAAAGAATTGCTGAATTGTCGAAAAAGGTAAAGAATCTGGGAGATAGCCTCAAGACCGAAGAGGCCACGAAAAACGCCTTGGTGATGCCTTTCATCGCGGCCCTGGGATACGACGTTTTCAACCCTGCGGAAGTCGTGCCCGAATTTTCAGCCCCCATCGGCGAATATAAGGACGCCCGCGTGGACTATGCGATTCTTGTGGACGGCAAGCCTATCCTTCTTCTGGAGTGCAAGGCTTTGGGCACGTCTCTCGACATGAAGCACTGCAACCAGCTACAGCTTTACTTCCACGGGACGGAAGCCCCCATTGCCATCCTGACGGACGGCAACCGTTACCGGTTCTATTCCGATCTTGAAACAGCCAACAAAATGGACAGCAAGCCCTATATGGAGTTCGTCCTTGACGATATGGATGAAATGTTGCTCCCGGAACTGCGCAAGTTGGCAAAAGGCAAGTTTGATCGGGATGCCTGCATGAGCGCGGCAAACGAACTCAAGTACAACCGAGAGTTCAAACGCCTCATGTCCGAACAAATGGAAACGCCCCACGAAGATTTCGCACGCTTTTTCATCGGACAGACGTATGATGGGCGTATCACGCAAAACGTTCTGGATCGCTTCACTCCAATCCTTACCGCTGCGCTTGACCAGTTCATCAACGACCGCATCAACGACCGATTGAAAAATGCCATGACGCAGCAGAAACCGGAAATTGTAGAGATAGAGTCCGAAGATACCCCACAAGGAAAAGAGCAGGATTCGCGTATAGTCACCACCGAGGAAGAAAAAGAGGCGTATTACCTTGTCAAATCGCTTCTGATGGGCACCGTTGATCCGGGGCGCGTAGCCATGCGGGACAGCATCAGCTACTGCTCCATCCTTCTTGACGACAACAGGCTCAAGCCTCTGTGCCGCCTGTATTTCAACGGAAAACAGTGGAGGGTCGGACTGTTTGATGGGGAGAATAAGGACGCAAAGGAAGACATCGAAAAACTGGAAGATATTATCCCCTTTGCGGATCGAATCCGGGCTACGGCCTTGAAATACGATAACAAGTAAAACTTTCCAACGTGGCGTTGTCCGCCAATGCAGATGAAGAACATCCAGATGCGGGCAACGCCACTGCTTTTCTCTTTACATTTTTCGCGTTTTGTGCTGTCTTTTTTCTACGGTGCTCATCACACCAACAGTAGGCGGACAACGCCACCCGATAGTATGGCTCTTTTTGTGCCCTTTTGCCGAAGTCAAGACTCTTTTTGACTTTGGTTTTCTGCTATACTTGCATCTTCCTGATGCCGGGTGTCCCTGATATGTCCAAGCGTAAGCTAAAGGCAGGGAGCCGCTCCTACTGGCGGTGATGAACACCCGGCATCGTCATTCATCGGCGATGCCAACTCTTAACAGTAGGAGTTGGTTATGTCTCATTCTCTTTGCTTCAACGATTTCACTTTCTCCCCCATAACTCGCGGCAATCAGCCTTGGATTCGCGCTACAGAACTCGCACGAGCTCTTGGGTATGGACGCGAAAATCAAGTTTCGCGTCTTTACCGAAATAACGCCGATGAATTCACGCCAGACATGACGCAACTAGTTGAAATTACCGCACAGCCCCAAAACGGGGCTGAGGGTCGCGCCCGCATCTTCTCACTTCGCGGCTGCCACCTCCTCGCCATGTTCGCCCGGACTCCGGTAGCAAAGGCATTCCGCAAGTGGGTGCTGGACGTCATCGAGCAGTACGGCGACAGGGTGCCCGTTGAACAGCCTGTGACGCTCAACGACGAGCTGATCAGTGCGGCGGAACGTGCCGAGCTCAAGCTCATCGTAGACGCCAAGCTCTCGACATACCCCGCCGCCGTGCAGGGCAAGGCCCGCGCCGAGATATGGGCGAAGCACAACCGCCACTTCCGCATCGCGGAATACAGCCAGCTCCCGGCCCGGCTTATGCCCGAGGCCCGCGAGTTTCTGCTTTCCGTCCGCGTCCGCGCCATCAATGCCATACCCACGGCGGAATCCGCGATTCCGTACCCGTCGCTTCCCGTCGCATCGTCACTATACCGCGACCGCGTGAGGGAGCTTGAACGGCTCGAACAGGATTGGATGGAACTTGCAGTCCTGATCCGCGACCGCGCTTATGGACTGGAACGAGACTTCCGCCGAGTGACGCAAGGAACGTATCCCGAACTGCTCCGGCATGTATCGCCATCCGGGAAGACGCCCGTTGACGCGCTTATCCAGCTCATGACAGCCCCAACCTACACCGCCCGGCAAAACCTCGAATCCGCGCTTGATGATATGCGTCTTGCCATCCGTGCCGCGAAGACGGCAAACAGGTTGATGCTAGGGTAATCCTTGGCAAGCCTGCATGAATCATATAAGACTTCACCAACGGAGGGATTCCCCCATGTTGCTGTTCGATGATGGAAAAAAGCTTGAAAAGGCCGTCGGCGAGGAAGCCGCAAAAGCCATCGTGGAAGTACTGGAACGCTTTGACGAGAGCCAAAGGAACGCCAGTGCCACCAAGGGAGATCTGCGCGAAACGGAACTGCGGTTGCAAAAAGAAATTCGGGAATTGGACCTGAAAGTGCAAGCGGAGATCGAAAAAATTCGTGCTGAAGTGTTGAAGGTCAAGTATGATCTTTTGAAATGGCAAATCGCCATAGGGTTTGCACTTGTCGCCGTTATGGCCAAGGGCTTCGGCTGGCTCGGATTCTAATAAAGAAAGAATATCGTAGAAAAGGGGTGGCTTTAAGAGCCGCCCCTTTTTGTTTTTCTGCCTCTCCCTTCTGTTACTGACGAGTTAAAAAAGATAAAACTTTTTTTGAAAAAATTGTTTATTTTTTCAAAAAATGGTGCTATTGTATTTTCAACGAAAGGGTAAAGGAGAAGCCACCATGAAGCTGTACCACGGAAGCATGATTGAACATTTGGCTATATCTAACTCAGGAACAGGGTTAGGGTATAACTTCGGAGCGATGTTCTTTGCCCGCACGTATGGAACAGCAAAGGGATACGGAGATTACGTCTACCAGTGCGAAGTAGACGTCAAGGATATCTTTTTTACGGAAGACCTTCCGTATCTTGATGACGGTGCTGCGGGAACGGCTCTACGTGAAATTATGGAAGAGCGCGGGATAGACGAAATCCATTTTGATCTATGCTGGCAAGCCGTGGTTTCGGAAGAACTGGACTTTCAAGAACGGGAAGACTGGGCAGACCTTCTCGGAATGGACGAGGACGACGCGGGTTGGGAGGCTCAGGCCATGCGTATCGCCTTTGCCCGTAAGTTGGGCTTCAAGGCTGTTGGAATGGATGACGAATGTGGAAGTATCGCGGTTCTTCCCGAGTTCATAAAGCTGGAAGCGTCAACGGAGGCAGACGATGAAGAGGAAGACTAAGATAGACATCGACGATCTTATCGATTTCAGTTCAAAGCTGGTGAACTCGAATTCCAGCATCGGTATTCGCTTGTCGTCGGGTGCCGCGCTCGCCCTTCCGTACCTGTCCACGAGGACATGTCTTGCGGCAGGGATTTCTATGCCGCTGGATACGGCAAACGGGGCCAAGGATGTGGGAAAAGTAAGCGCTCTATACAAAACACTCGAAGAGGGGGAGGAAGGAGAGAAAGCAGATACAGAGGCGGCATTGAAGAAAATCCGTAAAACAGGATTTGCTAGAAAAACAGAGTCTGTCGACAGACGGATTCGTCAACTGCTCATCCCTAGAGACGTACCCTCTGGGTATGTCTCTTTGTCTCCCCTCCCCTCCATTGGACTTTCCGTTTTGCTGTTAGGAGCCGTTACAAGGCATAATCAAGATGTCTTTTCAAAAAAGAAGGAAGGTATCAAAATTCGACGGGCACATCTCGCTTTGGGCGGGGCAAACCCTCAGAATCTAGGATACGCTGCGTCCAAAAAGGCGATACAATATCCAATTTTTCTTTCTACACCCAAATCCGTGCGCGGAAATGCCAGCCGTCAGGCGTCAGGAAAGGGAACTTACCTGATCCTTTCCAATCTCTTTGTGCAAACGGCAAACATCTTGACGAATTATACTATGCTCAACGGCGCGCCCCTCTTTGCAGCATGGGGGATGGGACATGCACTGGAGCGCGAGATGCATGGTCCCAAAGTCACCGGAGTATGCCTTGTTGTGCATAGCATCGAACCCCTTGGGGAGCATGAAACCGCTATTTTCGAGCCTAGCCAAAGATTAGGAGCGGCTTTTACTTTTGAAAAATCCCGTAACGGGAGCGACTACGCAAAAGGCTCCACACATCTCTCTTTGCAGCCCGGTGCAACGGGGCATATACGGGTAAGCCTTATCTTTGAACTGTCGGAAGCCCTGCATTCCGTACCGAACGCCGTGGATCTTTTCTTGAACTTCGGAAAGTTCTCCGGTGGGCTGATCACTTCATACGACGCCCCGGCTTTGCATGATGACCTCTCTACGCTTCTAGAGTGCATTCCCGCCGGGAAAGTTGTTTTGGATCGGCGCGACGTTATGAGCCCTGGAAACCCCATTGAACAGCTTGTAACCGCGATAGGAACGTACAGCGGAAAATGGCTGTCCGCAACGAATATCGGTTTTTCAGCAATCACAGACTTTCAAGTTCGCGGAGGGGCACGGAACGGGTGCCTCCATGCTTTTGCGGAGCCGCTGATCGGCATTACAGAATACGTCTCTACTGAAAAGAGGGTGAAAGGCTATTTCTGGCGCAGCCAGTGGGAAGAAGATAGCTTTTTGATGAGGGGAGATTCAACAAATGAATGATGCACAAGAAAAAAAGCAGGGTGGACGCCGTAAAGGATCTGGACGTAAAAAAAAGGTTGAAAATCGTGCAACAGTAAAGACTGTATCTATGCCGGATCATGTCTGGGAACGGCTGAACGATGCATGTACGGATAGGGGTATCCTACGCTCACAGGTAGTACGGGAAGCAGTCGAGATGTGGCTGGACGCAAATATACAGCAGCTTGGAAAATGACGCCTGACTACGTAAAGAAAGCCCCAACCGTTAAACAGGCGGTTGGGGCTTTCGCATGGAGGGAAGGATGGGACTAGGCTCCAGTCATTTGCGCAAAGGCAAAGGGCATGAGCACGATACCGCCGTAGGTGGTGCCGACGAACTTCTGACGGAAGCTGGACAGGTCGGGCACGACGCGTCCGGCACGCATCTTTTCTCCGAAGGCCAGCGTGCCGGATCGCTGCCCGTTCACTTCGGGGGCGATGAGGAACATGGTTTCCCCGGCGGTCATGCTGTGCAGCTCGGGGACGGTCACGATGTCAATGCGGGTGAAGTACCGCTTCAACATATCCAGCACGGACACGTTGAAATCGGTAGCCGCGCCGAGGCGAACGGCCAGTTCGGGGGAGAGGCAGAGCTTGAGGGGCGTGTCTTTGTCAATGAGGCCGCTGGACTGCTCGGAAAGCTGCGCGAACAGGGCGAGGACGTCATTGTAGATCTGCACCGTGGTCTTGTCGGCCCATTTCGTGGAGCCGCCCGTGCCCGTGGCCCCTGCGGTGATCGCAGCAGGGAGGTTCGGATCGTTAAGGATGCCGTAGATTTCCTTCCCGGCGACTCCGAGCAGGTAGAAACGGTTCTGGTCGATGTCGATGACGTTGGCGGCCGCACGCTGCTTGGAGGCAGCGAGGTTGACTTTTGCCGTGCTCGACATGTCCACTTCAAAGTCGCCGTAGGTGATGGACGTCTGGAAGACGTACTGCACGCGGGTTTGCCATTCGGAGTTCACGCCCGAAGTCGTGCCGTTGGCATAGTCGGAATACGGCTCGGTCTTTCCGGTCATTTCGTCCACGCGCCACTTCATGTACGGGGTCGTCCAATCGCCCTTCTTCTCTTCACCGAAGATTTCACGGGCGCGCCGGGGCGCGGTCAGGATTTCGATGACCATCGGGTCGATATACGCCAGAAGCTCGGCGGGGACGGTCGTGTTCGGAGTAGTGATGAGCGCGGCGTCCTGCGCAATGCGGGCGCGGTTCTCCGGAGTTGCCCACATGCGGGCGCCCGGGAAGATAAAGCCGTAGCGCTTGGCCTGTTCAAAAGTCGGATTCATGTAGTACCTCCTACGCTCCGGCGGCGGCTGCGCCGAGGTTGGTGCGGGCCTGTTCCGCAGTGGTTGCGCCAGTTCCACCGTTGGCCACGCCGAGCGCTCCGGTGGCGTTGCTGAAATCTTTCTGCATCAGGTTCGAGGTGTCGCCGCCGGATCCCGACGCTGCGGCCTGTCCCCAATTGCTGATGATGATCGGTTCCCCGATTTCGCCGGGCGTCTTGACGACCCACCCCGTATCGAGGTGCGTGGCGTCGGGGGTCCCGGTGCTGATTGAACCGTCAGCGGTGGAGGCAAGGACGGCCTGCCCCACCGTGGCCTTGGTCGTGGAAACGGCCCAATAGTCGCCCTTCACGGCCACGGTGAGGTTCGAGCCTGCCGGGACAGTCAGGGTACCGTCAGAGAAAATTTCGTAGTTCACGTAGTTGATGACGCGCTCCACGAAGCCGAGCACGGCTGTGGCGGTGCCCGCAACGTTGGTGGCCTGCGTGTTGTCGATCACGCCGGAATCCACGACAGGGAAGACGAAGCGCCCCACAGGGAGGGCCACCGCCGCCAGAGGGTTGAGCGGGGTGTAGATGCTCTGGTCGGGCGTCGCTTTATCGCCCGCAACGCCGGGAGCGACGGAAAGATTGACTTGGGACTGCAAAGGCATGGTGTGCCTCCTATTCTGCAATGGTGATATTGGAAAGACCTGCGAAGCTGCCGGACATGCGCCCGACGGGGGCCGCGTCACGTGCAACGGAAGGTGTCGCCTTCTGCTTGCGGAGGATATCGATCATACCGGGCCATGCCTGCCGGGGATACTTGCGGGGATTCTCCCCAAGCTGCTCCAGCGCGTAGCCGTAGACGTCGGACGCGGAGTCGAAGGACAACGGGTCAAGTTCGCCCACCAGCCCGCGCACGTCGCGCACGGCACGGGTAAGGTTCCGCATATGCTCCTGCGCTTCGGCGACTGCGGATGCCTTGATGCGGGCGGCGTCCATTGCGGTGAGAGGACGCGGACCACGGCGGCGGAATGCCCTGTCCTGAGCGGTTCCCTTGTCGTCCGGGGCTTCATCTCCGGTCGCGGGGGAATAGGCGAGATCGGCGAGGGAGTCGGTCAGCTTCTTTTTCTGCTCCGGTGTGAGGTCGGGGACGGAATCGAGGATGCGCTTAATGGCCGCGTCCTTGTCCTCGTCCTTACCGAGTTCGCGGCGTTCGCCCTCGGATTCGTGTTCCCGGTCAAGCTTGCGCCGTTCCTCGGGGTTCCGGATCAGCTCCTCACCGTACTTGACGCCCTCGGCAAAGGCTTTGCTCTCCTGCGGGTTCTCAGCGTCGAGGCCACAGGCATCCATAGCCTTTTTCATACCCTCGGACTCATGCTCGCTGTCGAGCTTCCTGCGTTCGTCCGGATTGCGCTCCAGTTCCTCGCCGTATTTTACGCCTTCGGCAAAGGCTCGGGATTCGGCGGGGTCTTCCGCATCAAGCCCGCAGGCGTCCATAGCTTTCTTTGTTTCTTCGTCCATCGCTTCCTTTTTCTCCGGTTTCTCATCACCCGTGGCCTTGGAGTAGGCCAGATCGGAGAGGGAGTCCGTCAGTTTTTTGACGTCCTCGGGGTCGAGTTTGGCGGACAGTTCACCGATGAGCTTACGGATTTCCTCCGCCTTGTCCTCGTCTTCGGTGATATCCACGATTTCGCCAGTCACGGGGTCGACCTTGTGCAGGTCGATGATGGCCTGCGCAAGCTCCACTTCCTGCTTTTCGATGTCCGGGTTGTCGTCTTGCGCACCCCGGAACCATTTCTTAAACGTGCCCATAAACGTTCCTTTTTTCGTTGAAGTTGGATGAGAATCCGCCACCACCACGTCCGGCCCGGCCCGCCCTTCTTCGACCAGCGCGACGTGGTTGCCTCGGATGTTCCGCATGATGAAATCGTAGGGGGTGCCCTCGTAGCTGCCCGGCGTGAAATCCGGGTCGTAACGGTAGGCGCAGGAGAGTTCCCGGAAAGAACCGTCTTCAATGGCGTCGATGGCGGCCCGATCCCACACGGTCAGCGGCGCATCTACATACGGCGGGTTCCAGACCGCGCCCGTGCCCACCGCGCCCACGCGGGTGAGCTTCTGCGGCTCTTCCGCGCTGTCGATGTGGTGCTCGATGTGCAGCGGCAGCCCGGCCCATGTCTCAAGCGATGCTTGAAGTTCTTCCGGGTCACGAAGCCCGTAATAGACAGCCTCGGGGTCAAGCCCGGCTTCCTGCCAGCCCGGAATCTCCCGCCCGTAGTAGGGATTCACCGTCGCTTTCGTGATGTGCGAAGCCCCGACGTGCAGGAAGCCGTTCTCGTCGGTTTCCCGCTGTGAGGGGGCCGCGTCGAAGGTGAGAGTGGTATTCATCGCTTCGCCCTAAAGTTTTTGCCCAGCATCCGGCAGGCCTCAACGCTATGTCTGCGCTCGTAATCCATAATGGGATAACTGATATGAGGCGGGAGAGGGGCATTCCTGAATTTGGGGTCGCTTCGAAATTCCCGCTCCTCGAAAAGAGCCAACCTGTACTCTAGGGCCTCAACACGTTCTCTTAGTGCTGCTACATCGTCTTTACTGCTTTCCCAGAACATTGTTTCTCCTAGTCCCCGAACTCGGGGATTACCGCTCTGTACGTGCATTGGCACCCCGGAAGCTCACCGCAAAGCACTTTGCGCTTCACGTCAGAGTCGTAAAGACCTTCCGTGATGACGAACTTTTTCCCATTCATGAGCTGGTGGGTATGGCGGCTCGTTTTCTTCCCCGGCACATGTACCCAGATGCCTTCGGTGATGCCGAGTTCCTTATCCTGCACCCGCTTAAGGGCCTCGGTCACCTTGTTGGACTGGTCGCGGGCAATGAATTCTGCCCGGCGCCGGGTGATCTCGTACCGCTTGTGCAGTTCGTCGGCGAGGAACTCCACGTCCCGGCCCGTGCTGGCGGAACGCATTACAAGCCCGGTAACTTCGGTAATGTACTGCTGCGGAATGGACTTGATGATACTGTAATTTTCCAGTAGCAACGCCCGTTCCACATCATTCATGGCCCGGGTGCTGGCCTTCATCTTTACCGTGAAGCCCGCATCCTTGAGGGCCTGCCGCATCCCGGCTTCCGTGCGCCGCCTCGTACTGCCCACGAACTCCCGTGCAAAACTCTCCGCGCTTTCCCTCCACCGCTTCGTCCAGTACCGGAACAGGCTCTTGAGGCGGTCTTGCAGGTCACTCGCCGGGGACGCATCCTGTGCTATGCGGGTTTCCTGCTTCCTGTACTCGGCGCGCAGCCACCACACGACGGAACGCTGCATCTCGTCGAGAAGCGACACCAGCCGCTTCCGGTATTTCGCCCGGATGCCCGCGTTGGGCTTGATGGCGCGGATGACCTTAGCCATAGACGGCCCCGGCCTTGTCCACATCGTCGATGTCGGGCATCAAGCCCTCTTCCCCGGCTTCCGGCAGGGCATCAGGCATTCCATTGCCCTGCGGCACTTCCGCCGGGTCGATGTCGGAGAAGCCGCTGTCCGGGTCACTGGCAAGGGATTGCCGGGCTTCTTCCTGAGAGATGATGTCCCGATCCATGTAGACGGCGATGGTGTCGGCCTTGGTCTTCTGGAGCGTCGCAAGGGCCGCCCTATCCTCTTCGCCGAGGGGCGCGAAGTCGAAAGTCACGGAAGGGTCGATGGTTCCGCGCAGGTAGAGCTGGATACAGTCGAGCGCCTTCTTGATGCCGTCGCGCAGGACTTTCTCCTGCTGGCTCCTGACATGGTCGTAATAGTTGCGGATGTCCGATTCGCCCGTGGCATTGAACCCTGACGGGCTGATGCCGAGCAGCTTGACCGCCGGGGTTCGGTTCAGGGCGGCGAGGATTTCAAGGGACTGGCGCACGATGTCGGTCACGCCTGAAAGCGGGGTTTCCAGCTTGACCACGTCTTCCGATTCTTTGTCGACGGCAAGCACGCCGTCATTGGTCATGGTCTGAATCATGTACCGGATGCGGGTATCGATCTGAGCGGTGCCCCCGGCTGAGTACAGGATGTCTTCCATCTTCGTCTTGAAGACGGTCAGCGAAAACTTGGTCAGTAGCCGGGCTTCGGCGGCGCGGCATTCCTGAAAATGCAGGACGTAATCCCAGAGGATCTGCGCCTGCGGGATGCCCAAAAAATTGTAGGCGGGCCGCAGCAGCACCGGGCATTCGTTCGCAACCAATCGGATGAGGCGCGAGGCGTGTACCCGCTGTCCGAGCACCCACCACCAGCGCGGGCGGAAGTAGTCCGGCTCAAGCGGCGAAAGGCTGTTGTAGTCTCCGGGGAAGACGTTCACGGGGTCGATGACGACGAAGCGCAGCACGCCGCCGGGCCTGAGTTCGGCGGAATACGGGCTGACGTTCAGCGGGCGTTCCAGCTCTTCCCCGACTGCTCCGGTGTCGATGAAAAGGAAGGCCCCGCCCTCGTACCCCACAAGCTCGGTCGCCTCATGGAAAAGGCGTTGCAGTGCGAACCTCTTACACGCCTGCGCAAGGTCGGTGAGCAATGACTCGTCGCCGCCCTCCCCTTCGCGCTTGAACTCAATCCATGCTCGGGTCATGTCGTCGGATACCGTCTCGACGCAGGCACGAATCAATCCGTTCTGGGCAAGATTCTGGAGGACGCCGTAGCCCATGAATTGCGGCGCAATCCCGACCCCAAGCTCAAGCGAGTGCTGGAGCAGGGAATAGACGCCGGAATCCGCAAGCCGCGTATCCATCGCAAGCTGCACCTCTTTGGGCGCGCCGAGCGTCTTCGCAGGACCGTACAGCCGACTGATGTCGTCGGGCGTAGGCGGCAAAGACTGAGCAAGGCCGCCGCGCACGTCCGGGGAGAGATTCAGACGGCGCGACGGTTGCACTTGCGGAGGTATGGAGGTGGCGTGTCGAAAAGTGCGCTTCTTGCTCATGGGGGCATCATGCTATGAGCGAAGAAGAAAACACACCGTGAACAAGGTTCGGGTGCATGGATGTCGGACACCTTTCATATTGTATCAATATAGATTAATCTATATATACATGGATACCTTTAGGGAGGTATCCGCATGTACAAAAGCATCATGGTGTTTTTGCTGGCCGCGCTAGTTATGACGTCCGAGGCGCAGGCCGCGGGCAACGAATGGAACGATTCGTTCAGCAAGGCCAAAAAAACGTTGGAGCGACAAATCTATCATGACCACCGGATCACGCTCTACTGCGGGGCGGCGTTCGACGAGAAGAAGAACGTCACCCTCCCGGAGGGTTTTACTGCCGCGAAGCACGAGAAGCGGGCCGGGAAGGTGGAATGGGAACACGTGGTCCCCGCCGAGAACTTCGGGCAGGCGTTCGCGGAGTGGCGCGAGGGCGACGCGCAGTGCGTGGACAACAGGGGAAAGGCGTTCAAAGGCCGCAAGTGTGCCGAGAAGGTCAATAAAGACTATCGGTACATGCAGGCGGACATGTACAACCTGTATCCGGCCATCGGCGCGGTGAATGCCCTACGCCAGAACTACAACTTTCAGATGTTGCCGGGCGAGGAGCCGGACTTCGGAAGCTGCGGGATGAAGATCGCCGACCGCAGGGCCGAGCCGCCTATCAGAGCGAGGGGACAGATTGCCCGGACCTACAAGTATATGGCCGACGCCTATGCCCCGCGCTACCGCATGAGCCGCCAGCAGACGCAGCTCATGGACGCATGGGACAAGATGTATCCGGTTGATGCGTGGGAATGCACGCGGGCCAGACGTATTGAAAGACTACAAGGTAACGAGAACCCTTTTGTGAAGGAAAGATGTCAAGAAGCAGGACTCTAACTATTTACATTCATTTATATTCTCCTTCCCATACGTGGATGATTGAGGATGGCGGGGTTGATGCACATAGGCCGCTTGGTATCGAAATCACGCAGCGCCTGTGTTGTGGCGTCCACTTGGTCGTCGTGGGGCGCACCGGGGAACTGTGTCAGTTCCGCGACGTACTCCCGCGCCCACGGGCAATGCTCAGGGTGCGGGAGCAGGACGTTCCCGGCCTCGAAGAACGTGGTCACGGCATGGGCCCGGGCCGTCTTGCTGCCGTCCGGCTCCACGGGGATGATACCAGGCACAGCATGTTTCAGCGCGTCGATAACCGCCGGGCCGTTGGCCTTATCCTCCACCAGCTTACGGGCTGCGCCGGGCCATTTAGCGGCGAGCGCCCGGAACGCGGCGACCGTATCCGTAAATCCCATGCGCCGCCGGACCTGATCGAGGAGGTAGCGGTCGGCCCCCTTGCGGCCCCACACCTGCCCCACAACAAAGTCGGTATCGTCGCCGTCCTTGAACGTCATATCCCACGAGATAAGGAGCTGGTCGAACTGCTCTGGCAGATCTTTGGGGAGCCAGAAGCGCAACCACTCGGATTTGAAAATGGCGCCGCCGTCTGGCGTAGGCCGCTGCTGGTACAGGGCCTCCCAGTCGCGTGTGCCGAGGGCTTTCTTAATGGCAAGGAGCTGGCTCAGCGGGTAACGTTCCGGGTGCAGGGCTTCCCCGGCCTTACGATGTGGCTCGTCCGCCGTGGCGATGGCAGGGAAGTCCACCACACGCCAGTGGTCGCCCTCCCCCCGTGCGGCGGCCTCAAGCAGCCGCCCGGAAAGGTCGGCCATGTGCCAGCGCGTATTGATAATGAGAACCCCCCCGCCGGGCGCGAGGCGCGTGTACAGCGTGGACGTGTACCAGTCCCAGACGTTCTGGCGGATGGTCGGGGAATCGGCGGATGCCCGGTCTTTGAATGGGTCGTCGACGATGACGATATGCCCGCCCATGCCCGTGATGCCGCCGCCCACGCCAGCGGAACGGTAGCATCCAGCGTGCCCCACTACCTCGAATATATCTGAGTTGCGGAGGTAGGAACCGTTCCCCACGGTGCGGATGTTCTTGCCGTACAGCGCCGTGCCGGGAAAGAGTTCCCGGTATTCCGGACTGTCGATGACGCGCTGAACGTCGCGGTTCATGCGCGAGGACAGGTCGGCGGCGTAGCTCGTGGAAATGACGGATAGATCGGGATAGCGGCCCAAGGCGTAAGCCGGGAAGCGGCGCGAGGCGAGCTCGCTTTTCCCGTGGCGCGGGGGCATGGTCAGCATGAGGCGCGGGGAACGCCCGGCTACGACATCTGCAAGGAAAGCGTCAAGCTCGGAACAGATTTCCTCATGCACCCATCCCATGCAGTAGCCGGGCATGGTGTAGCGCACGAAGGCCGCGAGACAGCTCCGGGCCAGCGCACAACGAATTTCAGCAAGCACCTCACCCGTCATTCCTCTCATTCTCTTTAAAAGCCTCCCGCGTCAGCTTAAGCAATTCATCGGAGGAAAGATGGGAAAGATCAAGTGCTGGTGCAGGCGACATCGTTCTATCAGAACTGGAAAGATCAATTTTTTGAATCTCTCGCCATCCCATACGAGTCTTTGCCCAGAAAATAAGAGCGGTTGTGTCACCCGACATAGCTTTGTCGAAGAGCCGCTTTCCAACTTTCACATTAGCGTTGGTTCTTCCTGTGATAAGCTCCTGCTTATAGAGCTTCACCATCGTATCAACAGACATACCAATCTTTGCTGCGATTTCATCTTGCGGTACTCCGTATTGAGCCATTGCCTCAACAAGCGCCGCCTTTGTTCCAGATCTTTTTATCGCAGGTCTACCACCGCTCATAGAACGCCTCCGAGCAGGTTGATGTAGTACGGAATCGTTAGTTCAAGCCCCTCATCCAAGCTCGTTGTCGGCTTGAATCCCAAAAGAGCGGACGCTTTTCCAATATCAGGAACGCGCCGCGTGGGGTCGTCGTCAGGAATGGGCCGGAATACTATTTTTGATGACGACCTGACTTTTTCGATTATAGTCTTGGCAAGCTCCAAGATCGTGATTTCTTCGGGGTTTCCAATATTTACCGGACCCGTGATATGACTATCCGACTCCATCAGCCGGACAATCCCTGATATCGTATCGCGCACAAAACAAAACGAGCGTGTCTGAGAACCATCCCCGTATACGGTTATATCCTCACCCCGCAAGGCTTGGCAGATGAAGTTAGGAATAACCCGACCATCGTTTATCGACATCATGGGGCCGTAGGTGTTGAACAGACGCACAACCTTAACCTTGATCCCCTCTTCCCGGTAAAAGTCGAAGAAGAGACTTTCTGCGCAGCGTTTCCCCTCATCGTAGCAGGCTCGGATGCCGATGGGGTTGACGTTGCCTCTATCAGTCTCTCGCTGAGGCGAAACTAGTGGCTCGCCATATACTTCTGATGTGGATGCCTGCAAAACCGTCGCACCATGTACCTTGGCAAGCTCCAGTATATTCAATGCCCCAAGTACGCAGGTCTTTGTAGTCTGAATTGCATTTTTGCCCTGATAGTTTAAAGGGCTTGCTGGACATGCGAGATTGTAAATTTCGTCTATATGCTCAGAAGCCTCAAAAGGAGAACAAATATCATGAAGAAAGAACTGAAAGTTTTTGAGCCGATTGGGGATATTATTAATATTTCCGGTTGAAAGATCGTCTATGCAGATAACCTTGTGTCCTTTTTTAAGCAATTCCCTGCAAAGATGTGCTCCTAAAAATCCGGCACCACCTGTTACGAGACTTGTTTTCATGAATCCGCCTTTTGGTATCGAGGGGAAAGGATTTTGGGCGTGCAGTGATTCCAAGAGATTTTATGGTGGTATCGCATATACGTATCTTTGAGCGTCGATATTTTCACAGCAGATGGGCACATCATGACAGTATAAAAACTTTTCATATATGTACCATTTTCAAGATACATATCGGTCAGCCCACCAGCTTGAGATTGTGTCTCAGCTTGATTGATGCACGTATTCCCGAACGAGAAAAACAGCTTGCCCCGATGCCCCAGAGTGACATACGTGTTAACGTCATCATTCATACGTCCAACGAACTTGAAAGGGCGTAATGTCTTGCAAAAAAACGCGTTCATGGCTTTTCGTTTCACAGCCAATTTGGGGAAATCAATAGCCCCACCAATGAAATCGCCATTCTGCATAAAGCAGACGCTTAAAGATGGAGTTCTTTCTAAAAAATCTAGATAGGCATCGAAGACATCATCGAGGCATTGTGGGTATACATATTTCAAGACGCCATCTTTTGCATATCTGTGCTGGAACGAGTCATAATCATCGTCAAGTTCTAAGAAAAAATCGAGTCCCAAGCCCTCGGCTATTTTGTGACACATATTTCTAGCAAAAAGGACCGTATTTTTCTTCTGGATATTATCACCACGATCAGTAAATCGTGCTGCATCTTCCTTACAAAAGCGGATCACTTCTTTACCATACCGACGAATATATTCATCACCTGTCGTATCTTCATCATCAATAATGAGGTAAATGGGGCCTGTATATCCATGCTTTCGGAGTGAACGATATGTTTGCTGATTCTGAGGGCGTCCATACGTAAGTATAAAGCAAGCAAATTTTTCATGCCTCATCGTTCTTATCCTCACGGATTAAGGCATCTCGAAGTTCATCTATCTGGGAAGAGAGCTCAACAAACCCGTTTTCAATCGCATTATCAATGTCGATGATAACAAGGGCTGACTGCTCCATAAGTCGCTGCATTTCAGGGGATGCGTTTGCGTAGTACTCTGCGATGTTCTCGTAGTTGAAAACCGTATGCCGATGAGCAGCCGCGAGAAGAAAGGCTTTTTCTTTCGGAGAAACGGTTGAGTCATGAATGGCCTTGGCGAGTTCATTATCCTTTGTCTGGTCGTACAGTTCATCTACGCAAACAGATCTACCCGTAGGCTCATATATGGGGGTTGTGGCTTTCGCTGTGTACTTATCTTCTACGGGAACATCTTCTTGGGGCTCGAAAAGCTCAGCCTCAAAACCGATAAGATCAGTATCAAAATCGGCTAGTTTGAGCTCTTCAAGCTCAAGGGCCAAAAGTTCGTTGTCCCATTCAGCCCAGTTTGCGGACTGATTGGCAAGCAGTCGAAAAGCCTTGACTTGAACATCACTCAACTCGTCGGCAAGAGCCACAGGGACATCTTTCAAGCCGAGTTTCTGAGCTGCTTTCAGGCGCAGATGTCCATCAACGACGGTGCCATCGGACTTAGCGACAATGGGGATACGGAATCCGAACTCCCGGATGGCCGCACACATACGATCAACCTGCGCATCATTTTTGCGCGGGTTTCTTGCGTAAGGTATTAATCGCTCAATAGGCCATTGCTCGACATTCAGCATTTTTATAGTTCCGAAAAAGTTACAGCGTAAAGAACTTCATAATGAGCGCGCCGAGGCTGCCGGCCGCAGCAGCCACGCCAGCAAGGACGGACAGCCCCCCGGCGCGTTTGTTCTCAGCTGCTTCAAGGGTGGCGATACGGACATCCAGTGCTGCGAGGCGCTTGCCGTGATCCTTGAGCTGCGTAATCACGATGTCGTCGAGGCGCTGGTTCGTGCCCGCGACCTCGGCCTTGAGCCCGG